GGGAACTAGCGCGTAGGCACTTCCTCGACTTCAACAAGTATGTCTATAGGGACTATCAAGTCTCTTGGCATATAGAGGTTCTATGCGACGCATTGGAACGTGTGCTGAATGGAGAGATTCGTTTCCTCATGGTGGAGATGCCACCACGCCATTCAAAGTCCCTGAACGTTTCCCAACTATTCCCTGCTTTCGCCGTTGGAAGGAATGAGGATGATTCGGTGATTGTCTCGTCATACTCTGGTGATTTGGCTACCGATCACGGTAGAGAGACGAGGAATCTCATAGACTCGCAGGAATACAAGAACCTATTTGATACCGTTCTAGCCCAAGACAGTAACGCTAAGGGCAAATGGAACACTAATGGGCGCGGTGCATACAACGCGGTAGGTGTAGGAGGCTCTACGACGGGTAAAGGAGCTAAGTTCTTCATAGTAGACGACCCATTCAAAGATCGTCTGCAAGCTAACAGTGAACTGATACGCGAGAACATCTTTCGTTGGTTCCGTTCGGTCGCACGTACTCGCCTCACCCCTGATGGAGCGATGATTTTAATGCATACGAGATGGCATGACGACGATTTGATAGGAAAGATTGTAGACAACCCAGAATCAAAGGAATCATGGATAGACTACTTCGACTTCATAAATGGCCTATATATTGGACAGAAATGGGTTAGATTGCGCCTCCCTGCTATTGCAGAGAAAGACGAGCCATATCGCAAGACCGGAGAGGCACTGTGGCCAACTCGCTACAACCTGGCCGAACTTGAAGACATAAAGAAATCTCTTGGCTCGTATGAATGGTCTTCGCTTTACCAACAGAATCCTATCGACGATGAGCACAAGGATTTCAAGAAGTCATGGTTCAAGTACCGAGACTTTGAAGAAGTGAAAGCACTCACGACGCGTAACTACATGACCATAGACTCGCGTGGCAAGGATGATGTCTTGCAAGGTAAAGACTTCCACGGCATCACTCGCAATTACGTTGATAGCGAGGGTAAGTGGAACTTGCAATCCGAACGTCGGAAGATAAACGGTACTGAACTCATAGACCTGATGTTCCGCTACCATGCGGCAGATCATTTCGAGAAGATAGGCTTTGAAGACACTGCGTACTATCAAGGGTTAAAACCCCTTTTGTCGCAGGAAATGGCTAAGAGAAACGTGTACCTACCCATAGAAGAACTGGGACACCAGACGAATAAAGAGCTTCGCATACTTACCCTTGTTCCCCGCTACGAGTTCGGTGGGATATACCACATAACTTTGAACGGTACGAACCAGTGCTCCGACCTTGAAGAAGAACTAGAGCGTTTTCCCAAAGCAGTAAACGACGATGCGTCGGACTCTGCTGCCATGCAAAACGAGGTTGCCGAACAAGCCTTTCCAGAAAGCGACGAACAAGATTTCTCACTCTATGCCGCGAGCTACGGCTAGTTGTATTGACACCTATCGCTTCTGCAAGCTGGACTAATGCCCAAGAAGGTAGCAAACCAAGAGCTTGAAGCGCAGGCCGTTTCTATTGTCCGTGGAGAGAAGCAGCGCTGGGAGCTTGCTACTGCTTTCGTTACGGATCGCGTCTCGTTCAAGATGCGCCAACTCATACGCATATTCCGTAAGAACTACTATGGAGTCTTCGACTACCCCAAGGACGAGTACACCGGGCTTGAAAAGGTGTGGTACCCACTCACGGAAATCATGACCGAGGCCGTGGTGAAGAACATAGACCTCGACCAGAAGGACCTCAATTTCCGCTCTAAGACCCCGAACGGGTACGAAATGACGCAGCTTACCCGTGCCGCGGTGAAAAACAAGCTCTCCAAGATATTCTTCGGTCAAAAGCTCGACGATTTTGAGCGTTCCCTTGCTATTGACGGTACGGCCGTGTGGAAGACCTACGAATCGCAGGGAAAGATGATTGTGGAGAAGGTTGACTTGCTCAATATCTTCATCGACCCCACTACCCCGTCCATTCAAGAGGCATACCGCTTCACCGAGCGTACCTTGATGTTCCCCGAGGAGATAAAGGGCATGACCGGATGGATAAACACGAAGGACATAGATGTTGATGTATCCGAAGGTATCCCCCGCGTAGATACCGCAACCTACTCGAAGAGCGGCGGTACTGCGTTCTCGAACGTGAAGATGATTGATGTGTACGAGATGTGGGGCAAGTTCCCTAAAACTCTTATAACGGGCGACCCCGAGGACGAGAGTGTGGAGGTAGAAGGCCATATCGTCGTATCGGGCATAGACACCCCAGGGAAAGAGCGTGTACACCTCATCGAGCTCAATACCAAGACCGACGACGAGGGTAATTTCCTCAAGCCATACGAGGAGTGTTGGTTCACCCGCGTTCCGAACCGTTGGTACGGTCGTGGAGTGGCTGAAAAGCTCCTCACACTCCAGATCTACGCAAATATCGTACTCAATGTGCGAATCAACCGTTCCCGCATATCCCAGCTGGGCATTTTCAAGATAAAGAAAGGGGCAGGAATCACCCCCGCGATGCTCTCGCGTATGCCGGCAAACGGAGCGGTGATGCTCAACAACATGGATGACCTCGAGCAGCTTGCTGTTCAAGAGGTAGGAGCGACTTCCTACAAGGACGAGGACGTCATCAACTCCATATCGGAGCGCCTTACCAATGCTTTTGAAGTCGCAACAGGAGAATCACTCCCCTCCTCTACCCCAGCTACCAACGCAGCCCTACAGAATGCGGCCGCGAAGTCCGGCTTCTCCATCATAAAGGACGGTCTGGGTAGCTTCCTGGAGCGCTGGATGGATAGGCACGCCCTTCCAATCATAGCCAAGGAACTTACCGCGGGCGAGATAGTACGCTACACCACCGACGAAGAATCATTCAAGAAAGTGGTGGACGACATCGTCATGTACAAGACCCTTGAAGCACTGGATGAGCACTGGGAGATGGGCCTGGTTCCTTCCGACCAAGAAATGCAGGCTGCGATGGCGGATGCACGCGGCAAGCTCATGAAGAACGACCTGTTCCTGAAGCTCGTGCATGATGTCATGGCCTCGCAGCTCGAAACAGAAGTCTTCGTTACGAACGAAGAGATGGACGTGGCGGTCACCATCCAGAACCTCATAAATATGCTCAACGTGGCCCCGGAGTACAAGGACGCAATAGTGAAGCAGACATTCGACCTTATGGGCCTGCCTGAGCCGAAAGCACCCGCTACGCAAGGTACACCAGGCCTCAACCCACTCCAGGCACAGGGAATCGGCCAAGCCGTATCGCAGGGACAGCCCGCACCGCAAGGAATCGCGTCTCTCGGATCGAATCCGCAGCCAAGCATTACCAACGCCTTGACTAAATAGTTTTATTGACACCTCCTCCATGTCTACCCTAGACCAAGAAACAAAGCAGGAACTCTCCGACGGAGAAGAGGTTGCGAACCTTATTCAAAGTAGAGGATGGGGAATCATATACGGAAAGCTCTCGGATCGGGTTCTTGATTTACAGAACATAAACAACTTGGAGACGGACAAGCCGCTAGAAACCCAGCTGCTAGGCCGTAAGATGGCGGTCGCTGAAATATGGGCATGGCTCAACAACGATGTATTCGGCTACGTTGAGCAGCAAAAGATAAACAGCGAAGCTCTTAAAGATTCCGAGGATAGCAACTACATAACGAGAACCTAGTTTGGACTTCCGCGACACCTCACGCGGGAGCCTAAATGGTCGGTGCTCCCTGATTACTAGACAAACAGAACATTCAACATGAATACAAACGACAACCCTAGCTCTGAAACCTTAGCTGATGAAGTCCACGTGGCTTCGGCAGACGGTGGTGAGACGGTTGCGAACACTGATACTTTGAGCCTTACCGATCTGAACAAAATCTTCGGCACGACTTTCAAAGACCCTGACGCAGCTCTCAAGGCCATAAAGGAAACAAAGAGCTTCGTGGGTAAGAAACTCGAGACGCCTGCTGCGGAACCGGCACAATCTGCCCCCGAGCCGTCCGAAGTTTCCGAACTAAAGTCCACGGTTCAGCGACTCGAACGCGACTCGTTCTTCAACGCGCATCCAGAATACCAGGAACACCGCGCCCTCATTGAGAGCCTAGGAAACCCGGCCGAAGTTGTGGTACGCGATGATGTCAAGGCGCTCCTCGAGAAGGCAAAGGTAGCAGATGAAGTATCACAGACGAAATCTGTTGTATCTTCTTCATCCCGCATAGGGCAAGAGAAGCAAGCAACCGACACAGCGGTTCAGATAGCTAACGGCGGAGGCACAACCGAAGACGTAGCGAACGTT